GCGAATTAGGGAAAAAAACGGCGGCCCACGGCCCACGGCCCACTAGGTCTAAGGGTAATACTGTACCTTAGACTCTAGTGGTTTGGCGAGCTGGTGAGCTCTATGGGGGGGGCCCCCCCCCATACCCCCAGCGGCGCCCTGGGCCGGCGAAGTGCCCCGGGCAGGGCCGGGCAAGGGCCGGGCAAGGGCCGGGCCCCGGGGATGGGGCCGGGCAAAACCCTACCGCCGTAGGGTTTTTGGGGCCCGGGGATGGGGCCGGGCAAAACCCTACCGCCGTAGGGTTTTAGGCAAGGGCATGTTAGCCCCCCCAACCCCCCAAGGGGGGCTAGTATTGGAATTAGTGTCAAGTCTTTACTTGAGCAAGCAAACATAAACCCAGGCTAGTGGTAAACGATGTGCCCGCCACCCTCCGCTTCGCTCCGGGGGCGGATTTAGCGGAAACCCTAAATCCTAAACCCTACTTGGCTAAATTGTAATATCCTGGATATACTATATCCTGGATATACTATATCCTGGATATTAGGTTATGCAAAGCTAACATCCTGGATATTAGGTTTGCAGAACGTCACGCTGGAATGACGTCACAATTTGTTGTTTTGCGTCTAAGTCTTAAAGCTTGGAACAGTGTGTCACAAAATCATTATCTTCTTTTCTTTTTTATAAATAAATTATGGCAACTACCAACGTTTGTGCTGTTCCTAAGAAATCCAGAAACTGGTGTGGGACCCTTAATAACCCCCAGGATATGGTTTCTGATGAACTAGCAGACATGATTGAAAAAATTGTGTCCAAGGCCAAATATTTTGTATATGGTCTTGAAGTTGGTGCTAGTGGTACACCCCACTGGCAGTGGTATGTCCACTTTGAGAATGGCATTGCATTCTCTACTGTTGTCAATTTGTTTAATAAAAAAGCGCATGTGGAGGTCTGCAAGGGCAGTCCACAGCAAAATATTGATTATTGTCTGAAAGGTGAACAATCGCATGAAGAGTGGGAATCTGTGGGTGTTCGCGGTGCGAACTATGGGAAACATGCGGATGTTCACGAGTATGGTGTCAAGCCTATGACTCAGACGGAAAAGGGTGCTGCCAGTAAGCGAAAATGGGCGGAATCTGTGGAGATTGCAATGTCTGGCAACATGCAAAAGGGGTTGGAAGAGTATCCTTCGATTTTCGTTACTCACTGGAACACCCTCAAAAGATTGAAAACCGAATTGCTTCGAGTTCCTCGTCGCCGTCACTCGCTTCTCAATTTTTGGATTCACGGCAAGTCGGGTACGGGCAAATCTCGCTGGGTTGATGATAACGTGCCTGAGGATCTCTTGTACAAGAAGATGGCCGGCACTAAGTGGTGGTGTGGTTATAAGGGGGAAAAGTATGTGGTTTTGGATGACTTGGATATGAGTACAGTCCAAAATGAGAAGGATTATTATACGATGTTCAAAACGTGGACGGACCACTACGATTGTCCTGCTCAGACAAAGGGTGGTCACATAGATCGCATCCGGCCAATCTATGTTTTTGTTACATCGCAATTTACCATTCAAGAAGTGTTTGGGTTTAATGGCGAGCACACGGAGGCCATTCAACGTCGGTTCAAGGAAATTAAAATCGAGGATCTTTTGAGCGGGGCGGTCAAAATCGATTTGTCGAAAGATGAATCCTACAAAGGGTCACGGGACTTTGAGGATGATCTTCCGAGCACTATCATCTGGGAGCCTTCTACACTGGGGTGTGCGCAGGACGTCGATCTGTCGCCAATCGTACTCTCCGACGATGATGAGGCAATAATTTCTCAATTCTTGAAAGAATAAATAAAAGTTCCTTTTCTTTATTAATGGTAAATTTCTGGGTCCATCCAGGGGATGGCAAACACCCATATGTCCACAGTGCAGTTGCCCCCAACGGTTTGGGTGACACCTACATGTGGAGAGGAGGCGTATGCAGGTACTGAGAATACGCCAAGTTGTACACCTTTGGTGACAGACGTGGCATAATCTGGCGTACCTGCGACGGAAGTGGTAATGTCGCCAAAAACTGGCAGCTTGTCACAATTACTGGCATTTAAGGAGCCAGCTGTGAAATTGGTGGCATCAGATCGCCATTGTATGACAATATAATACGACGCATCGGTGGCCAACGTCGGAAGTCTGATGAAATTAGCTACAGTGTCTATAGTAATTTCCATATTGTTCTCGGGAACAATAGTGGGATCAGTACTTCCAAAGGGATGACTGGAGGTCACGGCTCCGTCATAATTTCTCCCCCACCAGAAACTGCCTGAGGGGTTGGAGGCAGATGGGGAAAGTTTAGGCTTGCTGAGCCTAACTTGGTAGGACACCCACAGCCGTCCAATATTGACTGAAGTTCCTTGCAGTCCTTCAGTGGCAATACTAAAGTTTCCCATGTCGGTAAATCGTAGATCTGAACTGTTCTCACTAGGGGAGCGAGTGAAGTACTTGCGCATTACATTCTGTGCTGGGTCGCACTCCACGAAATGCAGTACTGTTTCAGAAACTTTACATGACTGGCTCCAGTCATAGTTGAGTACACCTTGTGCAGACACAAACGGTGGGTTATCAACGTCATACTGGGTTACCATCATCACTGAACCTAGGGCTAGGTTCGAGGATGAGGCTATTGCATCGGATGAGGTCGACTGAAATTCAAAGACTAGTCCTTCCATGACATACTCTTCGAAATTTTGGGCTACAGTCGAGAGCCACGGAAAGGTTTGGGGTTGTGCAGGGTTGATTGCAAAAGTCTCGATTTTGAATGCACCTGCAGTGCCGTCTGTTACTATGTTTTGAATGAATTCCCTATGTCGGATGACTGTTCCCTCTGGTCCATTCATGATCATAGGGGGGTCGGGTCGGAGAAGTGCGTTTTGTTGTATTCTGTCTGCAGAATATGCACCAAGTCCCATGAGTTTGCTCATGGCCGCATCTCCGCCTCCTTGGGTGTATCCGGCACGGCCTTGTGCGGATATTCGTCCTACTCCGGGTAGCTTTGCAGAACCCGAAAAAGTACCACCAACATAGTAAGCACCACGGCCACGATAATAGCCGTAGCGTCTACGGTAATATGGACGTCGATAACTGGATCTACGACGGTAAGAGCGACGGTAGGTAGGTTTGCGTCTGACAGGCATTCTGCGAGTGTACTTACGTTTCTTCTTAACTGGTTTTGGACCACGCTTCCAACGTTCGAATTCAGCTACGTTTCCTTCGACTAAGGGTGGAGGGAAATCTAGTTCTTCTTGATCAGCAAGTTCTTCCTCAAGGGTTGCTTTCGGGCGTTTGCTGGATGATTCAACAAGAACTGGTATGTCGTCACCGAGGAAGTCGATTAACGGCGAATCTGATACTTCACGTTTACGTTTAGACATACTTATGTCACGATAAACGCTTTCAGTTTTCAGCGAATTAGGGAAAAAAACGGCGGCCCACGGCCCACGGCCCACTAGGTCTAAGGGTAATACTGTACCTTAGACTCTAGTGGTTTGGCGAGCTGGTGAGCTCTATGGGGGGGGCCCCCCCCC